ATCTTGCGTTTTTAACATTTTACTCATTTTTTCTAACTTCGCCTCACACAACTCTAACCGCTTTTCACAACGGTCATTGATGGCTTTGCTTTGGCGTTCAGCACGATAATATAGCACACTCACAACAACTAACATTAAAAAGGTTATTGCCTTGGTTGGATCGCTTTTAAATTGTTCAAAGGTTATTGGTAGTTTCATCGAATGGGTTAGGTGATGGTTTAGGTATATATTCGCCTTGTGGACATTCAAAAAGCCACATATATTCTGAATCTTTAAAAGTCTCTTTGTCTTGCTCGTTGCCGAAAAAGAACCAAACATCATTGATATCTTGAACGCAGTTAATAAAGCAGTAAGGGTTGATGAATACTCCTTGCACTTGTTCTGCTTGTTCGGGTGTTAAAATATATCCTATCATTATACTTGACGTGAAAGTGTGGTTTGAAATGCTTGAACTGCGGTGTAAAAATCACTCATATTTTGCGATGTGATTCCATCACCAATAAACCCTAATGCGTTTTCTCGTTCTTCAAAACCTTGAGAACCTCGACCAAAGATGAAATTTCTTGAAACTAATGTACCACTTGACATACTTGTAAAAGTATTAATTGTTGAATTTAATTGTATAAATTTATTATTTGATGCAGTTCGTGACATCGCATTAAATCCTCTACAATCAGATACTGCACCGCCATCATTGCCAAGATCAAAAAGATATCCATATTTATTCCCATCTGTGTATCTAATCCAAAATTCGTTGAAGATGCCGGTAGGTCTACCCCAACCAAAAGAACCTTGTGATTGTGTATTGGTGCGATTGTAGTATCCGTATGAAATGTCATTAATTGAATTCATAATATTTAAATTTAAGCCCGTATCAAATTCTCCGCTTCCTAAATTTAAAACTCCCGTACTTGAATAAGTCCAACCAGTGGCGCTAAATGTTCCTGTAAAACTTGAACTTTTAAGGTTTTGCGCACACGCTGCTTGTCTTGCAGCAGTTGAACCCGTACCACCACCAACCATTGGATAAATGGCTTTCATTTTCGTCCAAATGCCGTAATCTTTTAAGTCTTTAACAAGTTTTTGAGTTGCGGTTTGTTCAGTTGTTGTCAATGATCCACCAGCCGCAATAACTCTGTTGTAATATGCTAACCAATCGGCATCCACTTGCACTATTGAACTACCAACTATTCCGTGTGTTGCTAATATCATTACGCTATATCTCCAAATAAATAGGCTTCACTTGACGATAAAAATATCAAAGTTGCACCGCTATATTGAACGTTTAGTTTAAGTTTACCACCATTACTGCGAATAGTCATGCCGCTACCCGCAACTATTGTCGTTTGTCCTGCACCATATTGTGCCAAAAGAATTTGTTGACCTGCTGAAAAAACCGAAGCGGGAACGGTCAAGTTATTCGCACTCGCCACGTTCATCTCGACTAACTTGTCAGCATCACTTAAAACAAGTGTGTAAGATGCCGTTTGGCGATTAGTTGTCACCAATTTATCGGTCTTTAATGCAAGGTTAGCAATAGTAGCGAATAACCCTACTGCCCAATCGTATACCGCTTTAACTGATGGGTATTTTGTGTTGGAGGCTTGGTCTGTTGTTACTGATGTGCTTTTATTTGCAACGTCCTCTTTACTTGCCGCTAAACCGCTATACTGCGAATTAGTCGCATTGTCACCGCTATTCGTTCCGCTTGTGTTTCCGATAACGGTTAATTGTGCATCAGTTACATATCGTTTATTGCTGCTATCTGCAATGTCTGCCGTTGTAGCATCTGCCCCAGCAGTTACTAACCCTTTTGCATCGTAGGTTATTTTTGTTTTTGTCGCTCCTGTTATGGCTGCGTTTTCATCTACTTTACCATCCAATTGCGTTTGAATTGCAGAACTAACACCATTCAAATATTGAAACTCCGCATTGCTTACACTGCCGTCAGCCAACTTTGCAGCGTCTATTCCTGTGCCTAATTTAGCATTTGACACAACACCGTTGTCAATTGTCCAAGTCGCTCCGCTACCTGAAACGGTTATATCTCCTTTGTCACCGTCGGTAACACCACCACTTGCAGCGGCTATCGTGATTTGATTTGTGCCGTTATCGGTGATGGTTACATTTGCACCCTCTACCAATGTAATCGCACCACTTAACCCATCAAGGGTAGTAACTCCACCACTTCCCGAAATGGTAATATTTCCGCTTCCTAAAAGTGATTCGTTATTAATGGTTTTGATATTGCTTCCGCTTACAAGTGTTGCTTGAACGGTAACTGAACCAGTTGAACCATTTACACTTTGCACGGGGCTTTGAGCCGCTATTTGGGAAATACTTATTTTTTTGGTTGTATCATCACTCACATCCACAATGGGAAGCACATCCGTAGAGGCTACCGTGGTAATTGCCGTGAGTTGACTTATCTTTTGATCTGGCATAATTAATTAACGATTTAAGGGGTTTTTGTTATAGGTCCGATTCCTTGCGCCCACAAAGTTCCATCACAACATTTAACACTATATTTTAAAGTGTTTTTGCAAAGGCATCCACGCTTTGAACTTGGAGGGGATGACCTTGACGGAGTTTCTTTTAAAACTTTTTGATTAGCCATAATAAAATTGAAATTAACGCTATCAGAATAACCCAAGGATTCCAATCATTTTCTTGCATTATCACTTGGGGTACATTTACGGTTTTAGTTATTTTAATAGTGTCGGGGCGTTGCTTTATGTATGTACGAATAACATCGTGGTCACGATAAATTTCCACCCTGACGCTACCCGTATCAATGATAATAGTATCGTGTACCTCGGTTTCAAAAGTCTCATAAATCTCTACCGAATCCGTATAAATGATGGTGTCTAATTTTACTACTTGTGGTTTACAAATTGTACCATCTTTTTTACAGGCTTGTTTTAAGTGCCATTGAGCCGAGCAAGATGATAGCAATACCATCAACACAACTGCCTTGGCAAATAAAAAGGATTTCACGGGCTTGGAAGCCTTGATTTCCTTATACACTTTCTCCAACTTTTCCACCTTATCGGGCTTGGGCTTGTAGGGTTTTTTTATAGATTCCATCCTGTGTAGTTACTTGGATCTTGGTCGGGGTACATTCCGCTTTGTTGGTCTTGGGTAAATTCAGGGAATAATTGAGGATAATAATTCAAATAACTAACCGTCTTTTGGCGATAAGTTTCTGCAATATCCCTTTGTCTTTTCACAATCATATCAATCTCAACCCTATCAGGTAACTGCGTATTTTCGGGTGTATTTCTAACTATTCCAGCGTTACTGATTTCATATCCGTGAAATAACAAAAAGTCAGCCATCGCATAGTGAATGAGCATCGGTTGGAGGTATTGATTCACCAAAGTCAAATAATTACCAGCAAGGGTATTTCCTTGCACCTTGGTTAAGATTGACCGATACAAAGCCGTTCCACACACCTCTTGGATTTGGATGTCTTGGGCTATCTTTATAAAAGGTGTAACCTTGTCAATATCCACATTGCCACCCAACTGGGTGTATTTAAACAAGTGGTCTTTGGTTATTAAAAGTACATTATCGTTTGCGTACATTTCTATTTATTTTTTAAACTTCCTCGGTTCGGTAAATCAATGGTTTTGGTGGATGCGGTTTGCCAATCAGGTGGTGAAAAAGGTACACCAGCTGCATCCGCACTTTGGTTACTTACCCTTTTGTAATTATCCAAATCTTTGATGGCTTGGCTTTTCTCTTCGGGTGTTAAGTCAAGCGATACCATTGATGCTTACAATTCACGCCCCCTTTGTACTTCCAAATGGAGTAATTAGATTTTCCACTTGGTGCAAATTGACCGTTAACCCCATCATCGCCCATCGTATCAATGTCCTCTCTTCGGTAAACCACGCCCATCTTGGCATTGGCAACCATATCTTTGCAGAATTGACGAGAATTACCACTTGCACTCATTGGGGCGTATCGGTAGCGAATCAGGTAAACTCCTTTATCATCCTTGCTTTTATCTTCTGGGTTGGCAAATCGTTTGAAAAACTTGTATTCGTTGTCATCAGTAACGGGGCTTTCATCAATTAATTCAAACTCCTCACCGATAACTTCGCCTTTGTCTTTCAAATAGTCCAACCATTCATTCTCTATTTCCTCGGTAAATTCGGGTAAGTCTGCACTTAACTGCAAATTTTTAACTTTGGTTTCAGCCCAACTGATTCCTGAATCACCTCCCCAAGCATCCCACATCAATCCACCACATCCCTCGGAATATGGCACATCTTTGTTTTGTTGATGCCTACGGAAAGCCGCCATTCTTTTAACGGTCTCGATTGATATAGGTTCTTTATTGGCTAATTGGTGCGCCCTTGCTTTACCTACGTTTGTACCGCAGTCACCCCAACCGTGTT